CTAAACGGTTGATTTAATTTGAATATTGTTTGTGTATATATATAATGCGTAGATAAATTCATAATACTTAAGAGAAATTTAAAACTTACATAAGATATATTTTTATTTAAATAGTGCCAATAGGGCCAAGGATTTTGCTGATTTTGTAATACTAATCTCACGCAAAATAGAATACTGTTAAAGATTTTAATTGAATAAATATTGATAATTACAGGGTTTTTTTAAGATTGTATATAAATAATAATTTTAAGAGATATTATATATTTCTGGTGTTATTCGTCATACAAAACAATAAAATTGTTTCTATTTCCCAGTTAAAAAAAAAAAATAAAATGTTTTTAACCTGTCGGTTTTTAGCTTAGTTAATGAATTAAGGCAATTATTTTGCCTTATAATTTTTTTTAAAACCCAAGGTATAAGGTTTCATGCCTAAATAAAAAAAACGCTTTTTTTGGGCTTTTCGAATTACCTAAACGGTTTATTAAATTATAAAATTTTTTTTTAACCTAATTAAAGAATATAAAAAAATAACTGAAAATGAAGCCACATAATTTCAAGGACTTAACCGGACAAAAATTCAATAAGCTAACTGTTGTAAATATCATAGCTGACAAGAAATCAACATCTACATATTATAATTGTTTGTGCGAATGTGGTAAATACAAAGAAGTAAGAGCCGGTAATTTAAGGAGTGGGCAGGTAAAATCGTGCGGATGCCTACTAAAAAAATGGTTGATTGACAAAAATAAAACTCATGGATTAACTGGACACCCATTGCATAACCTTTGGTTTAAAATTAAAGAAAGGTGTGAGAATCCAAATTGCAGCAGTTATCATAACTATGGTGGTAGAGGTATCGTTATGTGTGAAAGGTGGCAAATATTTCAAAACTTTTATGATGATATGATTGTAGGGTACTCTAAAGGATTAGAGATTGACAGGATTAATAATAACGGCAATTACGAACCTAATAATTGTAGATGGGTTTCCCATAGAGTAAATACTCAAAACACAAGGAACACAAAATTAAGTGTAGAAATTGTAGCCGAAATAAGAGAATCTAATTTACCTGCACCTTTTTTCGCTAAAAAATATAACACTTCAAGGGGCGTTATAAACGCAGCACGTAGTGGTAAAACGTGGACTAACTGACCATTTTTATTTTGTATTGCGGTAAAACTTTTATTGTTTGAGCAGCAATAGCCTTTTGAACATTGTCCTCTCCAAACATTGTTACCAATGCCATAAATAAAGATATACATTCATCACTTTTTGTCCTATCGGCATTATTGAATTTAAGTAGTTGATTTAATAAAGATGGATAAACAATTCTATGAACATGACCATTGTAAACATCCTGCGAGTCGCCATCAATAAAAGCCTTCGCTATCTGAAGTTGCTGATAATGTTGAAAACTATCTCCTGACCTAACGCCCGGTTCTACTTTTGGATTTCTTTTTGTTGGACTTCTTAATGCTGCCGGTGTCCATTCTAAAAAAGACCGCATACCAAGTTTAGTAAAGTACATTACATAATCATCCCTATAATCTATTTCATAACAAATTTTACAACCAAAATACAAAGCTGCTTTCATTATTTCTTCATCAAAATGAACTCCTAATCTTTTATCAGCAAGCCACATTGCAACAGGCTTCATCCCTGTTTCTTCACCATTTACAATACAAGATTTTTTCATTACCAATGCTCTTGGCTTAGACCCATTTAAAACGTCATTGTGGCTCGTGGTATCTACACCTATAACATACATATTCGTATTCATAGGTTCAAAAAAGCCTCCCCTATCAGAAAATTTATTTGGTTCATTTGGATATTCAAAAATAAACCAACCGCCTTTTTCGTCATCCATCGGATTTACAGTTATTCTCTCTTTATCCTTTTTGCCAATTACAACTGACTTTATAATATCTTTTTTATGAACCAATCTTGACTGCCTTAAAAATGCTAATTCAGGATTATCCTTAATCCATTGTATTTGCTTTTGAATAGCCACGGCATCAAATTCACACCCAACACCTGCATACAAAAATGCTTCTTCTTCTGTGCAAGGATTCATCCTTGTTTCTTCTTCTAAATCAACACCCGTTAATCCTTCTCTACGTTTTATATAAACATAATGCTTTGAACCTAATTTAATATCTTCTTCGGATAACTCTGAAATCTGTATCCCATCCTCATTATACCTTACCCATTTATCTACTAAATATGTATATTGTTCTTCTGTTGGTTCTGATATTACGCTATCTCCAAATTCATCAATAAAACCTTCGTATGCCTCATAGGCAGGTTGAAAAAATCTTACAATCCTATTAAGCGTTATTGGTCTATCAAACTGATTTGCATTATCCCATATTTTCCTATATTCAGCACCACCACCTGCTGTCATTTCATTTACAGTTGATGGCATATCTATCCAGCCTACACGCTTTACACCCTTAACTAATGTTTTTGAAATGATTGCTAATAATCTTGAAGCAGGAACGTCTAATGGTAGCTTCCCAAATTCATCTCCAAGAACGTATGACATTCTTCCCCTGTCATAGGCATTAAGAACAGGTGCTTTATAGTTTATCTTTGAATTATGGCCTTCTTCTTCTTTTGCACCTGCTGCTACACCTGCTTTAACTGTTTGTGATTTGTGAGCAAAAACCATTTCGGTTACACTATCCTCTTTATTTACTTGCTTTGGTTTTAAAAATACAGGCAATAATCTATATGCAGCCGTAACCATTTCCGTAAATGTAGCCTTACTATCATCTTTTGTTTTTGATAATAAACCGCAGTTAGAGTTTTTAAAGAAAATTGCTTCGTAAAGAATATTAGAACATGATTGAGATGATGCCCCCTGCCTACGTTTCTTAATCCTTATAAGCCCTAAACACCAAAGGATTAAAAACCAATGTTCAAAGAATAAAAAGTATAGTCTATCTGCTTCCCTAAATTCAGGGGCAGTACCATCTTCTAATGTGTAGTATTGTAAATAAAAATAGTACCTTTTTGGTATAAATCGCATCCGTTCTCCAATCCATGCCCATGCACCATTTTTACACCGCTTTACTTCTTCTGCTGCATAATCTTCCTGTTGTTCAGTAAGAATTAGATTTCCTTTACTATCATACTCAACAGTATCAAAATATCTTGGTAAAGGTTGCCTTACCCATTTTTGTTGATTTCTTGGCAACCCGTAATACAACGCTTCTTCATCCTTTGGTTTTTCGGGTAAAGTGATTGTACTGCCATATATTTCTATTTTATCAGGCATTAAGTTCTGCTATCTGCTATACTATCATTAAAAGGCTTTCTTATCTTATCATTTTCTTCATCTCCTGTAACCCCTGCTGTTGCCTTTAAAAATTTAAGCGTTTCTGCTAATGGAGTAATTGCAGACCAAATAGTTTTTAGCCTTTCCATTGTTTTATCTTTTGGGTCAGATAAGTCTATATCAGATATTTGAGTGTTATCTAAAACATCTGATAAGTCAGACATATTCTTGTTCAAAGAATAATACAGCTTTGCATCCCCTTTTACTCCAAGAGATTCTAATTTAGATTCAAGTGACTGTATCCTTAAATCTTTTTTTTCTGATTCTGTTTTTGCAGGTTTATAATCTTCTGCCATATACTTACATCATTTGAGGTTCTGCTTGTTCTTGTTCGATTGGTTCTTGTGGTTGTTCCATTTGTTCTTGCATTGGCTGTTCTTGCATTGGTGGTTGCTGTTCTTGTGATAACATTTGGTCTTGAACTGCTGCGGCTTTTTCGTATGTTTTGTTTTGCATACTTGTAGGGATAACAATATTAGGGAACAACTGATTTATTATACCTTCCATAAATGGTGTTGGTGCTATTCCTTTAGATACTGCTTGACCATAAATTTCAAGAACCTTTACCTTCTGTTCTTCTGTGCTTTTTAGCATCAGCATCTCTTTTTCAGACTTCAATTTCTCTGCCTGAACTGCCATTTCCCCTTCACTTGCCATTTTTGCTGATTCTTGCTGACTTTGAATATTTGCCTGTTCTCTTGCCTTTTGTTCTTCTTGCGCCCTTCTTCTGTTTTCTTCGTAAGTTTTTGTAAGATACCAATTAGCTAATTTATCATCATCAATTTGGCGTATAAACATTGCGTCTTTTAGCGTTAATGATGGTTGACCTAAAGCATCAGGAACTTGGCTATACCTATCAATATCTCTTTCAAGTAATTCTCTTTGGTACTCTGTTGATTTCATTTTTACTGATACACTAAACCTTGTATTTAGTAAATCATCTTTTGATTCTGGTTCTTCTTTTACTATATCATTCCAATGAAGTAAGCATAGTTTGTAGTCGGTTTCTTCCCATATCTGCTTGTTGGCATTAAGGATAAAATCAGTAACATTATTGGCTGCTGTCTCTTGTTGTTTTTGAAGCACCCCACTTGTTCTGTCTCCTACATCACTACCATCTCTATATTGCGGAACACCTATCAATAATCTAATTTCTTGCCTAATGCTATCAAGTACATTTGTCATTTCAACTACTTTGGCTACTGTTGTATCCTGTACTGTATTTGAAATTGGTGGGGCTTCTCTTTGTAATGGGTCAAGTCCTTTACTACTCCAAACTTCATTACCTGTTTGATTGAATATCCTTAATACTTCTTCCCACGGAATACTATCCCCTGTACCTAAATCTAAGTTCCTTGCTGTTTCCACATCAATTCTAATACCACTTGGGCGTATCTGTGATATTAATTGCTTTCTCTTTAATTTAACAATGGAATACTCACGAAGCGGCTCCATAATCCTTTCAAACAAAGAAGGAACATAGCTGCCATCATTATTTGGTATATTAATTGAGTAAGATGAAAGTGGTTTTGAAGTATTAGTGTACTCGTTTATAATCAAATCTGTCGCTCCCCAATAAAGCATCATATCGCCATAAGGTGCATACACACCACGCATCCATGTATTCTTTTGTTTCTTTATTATTTCTACATTGTCAGGCTTTGGTTGCTCAATTATTTTACCTTCTTTTGTTACTTGTTGGTACGGCACACTTTTCTTTACTTGAATGTTCTCTTTACCAAAAGCATCTTTTTTTGAAACGTAATAAACATCTTCGCCACAATTAATTTCGGTATCTAAAACAAGTATGGAACAATCATCATAAGGTCTGTTGCCAATATAATTTATTACTGAATAGCTATTATCCCATTGATAATTAAAAGTGCCTATATTTTTGTTGTTAGAAAGTTTGGCTAACTTAAAGATTTCTTCTTCTGTTAAACCATTAGGGCGTTCATCACTTTTACCAAACTTGCTTCTAATATCCTTTACTTTTAAATTCCAAAATTCTCCAAACATATCAATTTCTTGTTCCCCACTATCATTCATAAAAAAGTTCCATATACAGTTATTGGCAATACATTTTCTTACTGTATATTCTTTGGGGGCAATTCTTTCAATCTTTGTAACTGCCGTATTAAGAACAATTAAATCGTACAGAGTTTTTCTGTTTATTATTTTTTCAAAATGAATGGAATCCATTACGTAATTAAGCATCTGCTCAAACCTTATCTCTTTAGGTAATCTATCTTCAAGCTGAAAATATACCTTTGCAGAAAGTTCATCATCAGGTACGTAAGCACCTTCTGGTTCTAAATTAAATCCTGCTTCCATCTGCATTTCATTAACAGTTTCAGCTTCTTTCATTCTAAATAATGCCTCTAATAACCTATTTTCTTTTTCTGTCAAACTTCCGTTATCTATTGCTTCTACACATGGATAACTTTTATTCTTAGCCATACTCTCCACCAAAACGCCAACAAACCATGCAGCAATCCTTTGGGGGGTCATATCCATATTCATCCATGCCTTATTCCCATCAGATACGTTTATATAGTCCAAAAACTCCTGTTGAGATTGCGAACCTTTAGCCCATAGCAATAACTTTTCTTGCTGTATCTTTCTGCCAGAATAGTAATTGAAGTTGCTTGTATCTTGTGAATTTTGCAGAAGATAAAATGCCTTTACAATAGCCTTACCCCTGTCTTTGTTTTTCTTTTCTTCTGCTGTTAAGAAGAAACGCTGTAATAAAGGATTGTAGTTTAAGTCCTCTGCGGTATTTTCTGCCATAACACAACTTTTTAAAGTATATTTGTTGCGTTATTTATTGGTTAGTCACTGTAAATATACAAAAATCCCCCATATTTATATATGGGGGATAATTTATTTTATAGATTTAGCCACGCCACAAATCATGTTTTCAACTACCTTAGTTACCACCTTCTTTTCTGACTTGAAAAAATATACAATATCATAAAGGGCAGAAGGTTTTGTGAATACCATATCTCCAACCTTATATTTTTTTATGTTACTCCCTTTTATAATAGCTTGATTATTGTATTGCTTCCTTTGGTCTGGTGGCAAAGGTATTGCTGATGGAATTTCTATTCTACTGCAAAGTATATTGTTGCATATAGGTTCTAATTCTCCTTTTTCATTTAGAACTCCGAATATTGTATGATTGAAAGGTATTGAATATAAATCATCTTGTAAAAAATATGGAGATGGATGATAAAAATGATTGTGGTGGCAAATAATAATATCATCCTTTTTTAGATACTGATTCCCTTCTACTACAACAGCAACAACCGGGCATCTAACCCTATGATTAGCTTCATAATCCATAGCCATACATACTTCTACATCTCCTATTTTCATGGATGATTTTTGAGCCATATCCACCCTACATATTATTTTCCCGTTTACAGGTATCATATAATGGCTATTATTTCGGTATCAGAAAGAACCCAATATTCAGAACCTTCGTATTCTATTGAAAACCCTACTGTTGGATGGTATAGGCACGATTTATTTTTAGCTGCCTTTATATTAGGGTCTTTAACTAAACCACCTATTGACACTATCAATCCTTTGTGTGGCTTTATCTGACCGCTTGTAGGTAACAGTAAGCCTCCTTTTTCTTTACCAATACTATCCCTTTGAAGGAACACAAAATTATTTGTTGCTTTAATAGACATATTATTATTTTAAATATTGTTCCACGTGAAGGATTACAAAGTATCAACAATAAGAACTTCGCTTGTTAAAATCATTGTGGCTGATGAAGCTGCATTTTGTAAGGCACACCTAACTACTTTTACAGGGTCTATTATACCAGACTTCCCTAAGTCCTCTAATTGCCCTGTTTTTGCATTGTACCCCATATCCCCATTTAGTGCATATACATTCTTAAATATTTCATTATCATCTACCCCTGCATTTTTACATATTTGCCTAAGTGGAGTATCAAGTACATTGTACAACAAAACTTCTCCATCTGTAAATTTCCCATCATTGGGAGCATTTTTAAATATTCGCAACAACGCTGTGCCTGAACCTACAATATAACCTTCTGCAATAGCCGCCTTAGTTGCACGTACACTATCATCCACACGGTCTAACTTCTCTTTCATTTCAGTTTCCGTAGCTGCTCCAACATGAATTACAGCGACTCCTCCTGTTATTTTTGCTATCCTTTTCTCAATAGGGTATTTTTCGTCTTCATTCTTAGCTTGTGCTAAATTCATGCGAAGTTCATTAAGTAAGGTTTCTACGGCATCTTTGTCACATTCTCCACCTATAATCAATGTTTCATCTTTAGTTACAATTACCTTTTTAGCCCTTCCAAAATTAGCAAGTTCTATTTCCTTTATACTCACACCTTTACTATCGCTCATGTAAGTCCCACCTGTAAGTAGTGCTATATCTTCCATATCTTCCATCCTTGTATTGCCGAATGATGGCGATTTAACTACACAGCATCTTATTCTTTTTTGTATATTGTTCATAGCTACAAACGCTAACC